GCAGTTAAAATATAATCTTTATTAGATGTAGGATTATTTAGCATCGCTGCCTGCATAAAGAATTGAGAAGAGTTTTGCATTTCGCCTTTTAAAAAAGGATAAGAAAATCTATTCATTGGAAATAAAGCAACAATAGTTTTGGGGTGCCCATAAGTTTTAAAGTAAAAAAAACATTTTGCAACTTGTCCAGCAAGAGAATCTCCGCCAACTGCTAACGATGAAAAGGTAGAGTTTAGTTTTTTAGACAAAATATATGGATACCTAAGATCTTCTGGCAAACCGTCACCTCTAGTATACGAGTCACCTAAAAATAAAATATCTGCTTGATTTTCGAAAGGCTGGCTTCTGTAGCCTAAATCATTTTTAATATATTCAATTGGGATTATGTCTTCATTATGAGTTGGCCCATGGTTAAAAAGGTTTATACTTTTTATTAAAAGGTTTTCCCAGTTTAGAAGATCGTTCTTCCAACCTTTTGAAACCCCACTATTAACTTTCTTTTGATCCATAAATATTAGTATACCATAATTGTCAACAATAAATTAAGACGATGGCTGGTAATCTAAAAAATATTCTTTTGGAGAAAATCCTGAGCTAAGGGTGTATCTTTCTTTACCGCTTAGCATAGTTACATGGTGCTTATATTTGCTATAAAATATAAATAGTTTTCCAGCAGTTGGATTAAACTCTATATCTAAATCGTCAAACACCAAGGCCCCTCCATCAAAACCATCATTTAAATAAAGAAGATATATAACTGCATCTTCTGGGTCAAAATGCGATCCCATGTCTGTTCCTGGTATCATCTTAGAAGATAATATATTTGGGAAATGAGAATATTTATTTTTATCTACACCAACTTTTTCCATAAATTCATATACTAAAGGGTGCACATTATTTTTTACAAGATCCTTTAAGTAAGATTGCTCTTCCGACTCTAATTTTTCTGCATGAAAATCTATCTTCATTGTTAATTGAGTTCTGTGGCTGACCTCTAAAAACTTATCATTTATTTTATTAAAACAATCAAAAATTTTATCAAAATCAAGGTCAAGGTCGCAAATAGCAATATGCTCATGTATAAATTCCATAAATATCAGTATACCATTCTCTTAAATTTTTATAACTGGTGTCCCCAGATGGGCTCGAACCATCGACCCGCAGATTAAAAGTCTGCTGCTCTACCAACTGAGCTATAGGAACGTACCCCTGGCTGGGATCGAACCAGCGACCTACAGATTAGAAGTCTGTTGCTCTTCCGCTGAGCTACAAAGGTGTGTGCCAGGTAGGACTTGAACCTACGATTACCGAATTATGAGTTCGGGGCTTTAACCAACTAAGCTACTGGCACCAGTTAGTATATTATATCCGTAATGTGCCTGCCAGTCAATAGCATCTTGCTTATCATTAAGCAATGGTTGTCCCTTTATATTTAAGCTTGTGTTTAATAAAATTGGCACACCAGTTTTTAAATAAAATTTATTTATTGCTCTGTAAAGACCAGGATGTTGCTCCCTAGTTACAGTTTGTACTCTTGATGTTCCGTCTGCATGTACCACTGAAGGTATTTTTTCTGGTTGTAAACACTTGACAGTATACTGCATGTATGGGCTTTCAAAATCCATGTCAAACCATTTGTGTGCGTGATCAGCAAGAACGACTGGTGCAAATGGCCTGAAAAGCTCTCTTTGTTTTATTAGATTAACTTTATCTTTAATGTTCGGGTCTCTTGGGTCAGCAAGTATACTTCTATTTCCTAGTGCTCTAGGTCCATACTCTGCTCGTCCAGAAGCTACCGCAACAATACCATCCTTAAGAATTACATCAACAATTTCTTGCACTGGGTAATTGCCACCCAGGTCGTGACCCAGATACGGATTTTGCCAATCTAAATGCTTTCCATATAAAGCTGCTGCTGCTCCTAAAGAGCTGCCAGCATCACCAGGGTTAGGCATAATCCAAATCATATCAAAAATTTTCCATAGCAGTGTATTTGCAGAAGAGTTTAGTGCACACCCACCCATAAATACTAAATTATTTTTACCAGTAAGGGATTTTGCCATACGCATAAACTGATTAAGTCTTTGTTCGTATACCATTTGTACTGCTGCTGCAATATCAAACCTATCTTGTTCTGTAATTTCCATTCCCCAGTCAGTAATTCCTTTATGAAAATTATATTTTTGTTGATCATAGCTTGGGAAATACTCATCTACCTCTTTGTAATATCTTTGCCAATCTCCATATGCAGCCATCCCCATCATAATATACTCTTCTTGATTTGGCATTAGGCCTATTAGTTTTGTAAAGGCTGAGTAGAAGAGCCCAAAGCTTACGGGATAGTTTTGTTTATATTTAAGCTTAATCTTTTCTCCTTCGCCAACCCAAATTGTTGAAGTGTTATACTCGCCAATTGCATCTAAAACTACTATGCAGGCATCATTAAATGAGCTAGTGTAGTAGCCCGCTGCTGCGTGTGAATAATGGTGCTTAAAATAATGAACTGGGATATCAAATGGAAATGAAGGTTTCCAATCGCTAGCGCCGCCATGGATCATCATTCTAGATTTTTTAAGTAGTGGTTTTTCATAATAAGCAATTGCGTCTGGTGTGCCATAGTTTAAGGCGTCAAGTATAATTTCTCTATTATTATACCAATCATTTTTTTGCTTGCTGTATCTTTCTGCGTGTGCTGCAAAAAGAATCTTTCCATCTTTAATTAAAGATACAGATGCATCATGGGAAGTTTCATTAATCCCCAGTATTATCATTAGCAAAATCCAATTCTACTATTTGCTGTACGTACTCTGAAAAATGCTTTCTTATAGATCCCATTGGCCTTGAGCCAAAAGACTCCCACAATCTTCTATATTCTATTATGTTTTGTAATGTTGTTGGGCACACAATAACCCCGTTATAAATTTTCATAACAGTTGGAAGTGGCACATGTTTAGTGCAACACTTACATTGTTTTGCTAACTCTTGATATTCGCTCATATTATTTGCATCCTGTCCATTACTTCTCTAAGATCTTGAGGCATTCTTGGTGCTCTGATCAGATTATAAGATGTTGTATCTGGGTCATCTTTGTCCCCGAAGTCATTGTCGTAGCTCATTGATTCATAAGTATGTACATTTATTTCTTGATTGTTATCAAACCTTGTTCTGCTAATTGAATTAAATATTGCTCCACATGTAGCATCAGCTAAGTCTTTAGATCCTTTTCTTGGGTGGTCAACCTTGTCCCTCATAATTCTAAGCTGGCACAGTTCATCTATGAGTAGCGGGATGTGTGGGCCTATTAGTCTTTCTTCTGCCACAATCATAGCCATGTCGTCATAATGCTTTTTAGCGACAGATAGAATCTCTGTATTGATGCCATATTGTTTTAGTTGTTGCATCATATCATGAGAGTTCCATCTGTCAAAGGTACATATTGCTATATTGAATCCTCTTGTTTTTAAAGAAAGAATATAATCTTTTACTTCAGTAAAGTCAACCGACTTGTCTGGGGTTGGAGTCCAGTATCTAACGGCATCAACTTCCACAATTGGGGCTGGCTGCGAATAAGTATCTGTCACTTTTACATTAACCCACTTGTTTACATGAGCCATTGTTACTGCACAGTGGTCATGCTTTTGGGCTAAGTCTACGTGAATATAATATTTTTTATCTGGGTCTGGTATAAACCATTCTTCAAGTCTGCCAAAATTATCTACTGCAATTGATCCAACATTAAAAGCTTTTTCTACTTTCTCTCTAGACTTAAAAAATGCATCTACTGCATCTGGTGGCATACAGGCAAATCTTGAAAGGGCGTCTGTCGGGTTAGTGTAAAAAGCTGTCTTAAAGTCATCAATTTTTCTGACTGGGTTGATCTCCCAAGTTGGTCGCTTGATAGCATATACCTTTGGTATCTTATAGGATATTATATGGTCTTCTTCCCATTGTATTTCAAATTCATTTCCGTCTGTGCCGTCTGGTAGCTCTTCATACATTTTAAACTTATGATCTCTAACTACTATTTCTTTTTCTCCAACAACAGCGTCATATCTTTGTTGAATATAATCATTCTTAAATCTAGGGAATGATAGTAGTATAACTTTTCCAAAGTCTGGGAAACGAGAGTCTACGGATGCCCTGTACATATCATATACTGCGCTGCCTGTTTTTGCCTGATCGTGACCAGTTGTATTGTCTATAGCAAAACCAGAAATTTCATCTAAGATAACAACAATAACGTTATATCCTTCCCAAGCTTCTCTTTCTGAGTGCCCTGAGTGAACCGTTATAGCCTTGTTAAACTGAATTTCAGATGCTTTGGAATAGTACTTACCAACAAACCATGGAGACTTGTCTATGCGGCTCCTAAAGCCCTTAAAAAATACGTTAGTTGCTTGTTGGGAGTTGATTGCAATATTAATAATATCAATCGAGTCACCAGGAGGCTTCCCGTAGTATGTTGCTGGATCCTTTAAGCATAACAGTAAGTAGACTATGTATGCCACGGCAATTGTAGAGCAATAGTCTTTTCCAGAACCTTTTCCTAATTGAGCTACAACTTCATTAGCAGTTTGTTTAAATCTTATGTGACCTTCATCTTCACCAAATAATTTTTTTAAAGTAGACTCCTTATATATCTGAGAACTTTTTTCAATTAATATGTACTGGTATTCTGAAAGTGGTGGCAAGCCTAGATACTTGGGGTCGTTTACAAATGTGCGAAGATCTACTGGTTTTTCTTCAAACTCTTCGCCGTCTAAAATATCAATTAAATCAGAAAAATCAAAGCTCATCTTTACTCATTTTAAATTTTTCTGTATAGGAAGATGTGTAGCTATACCTTATTCCATTTATTGGAGGATTAGTGCCATGCAATATGTCTGCGGCATGTATAACTAGGTCTCCAGGGCTTGGTTTATGTGTCAGCCCAAGTTCTGGATAGTATATTTCGCCTTGATCATATTGATCATTAAAGTAATAAACTAATCCAAATCTTGGGTAATTGCCAATAATAAAATCTTCACCTTCAATATATTTTTTTGCTGCTTCCAGGATATGTCCAGAGTTATTTATGTCAACATGCTCTCCGTAGGTTATTCCAGAGCTAAGCCTATTAACATTTAAATTAAATACTGGATCTAATCCTTCTGGGCATATATTAGCAATTTTATCTCTCAGTGGGTCTACGGTTTCTGTTCTTAAAATAAAAATTGCATTCTCGCCATGACCTACGCTATACCAAAGCTCTTCTTTTTCAGATAGTATTAAATCTAGCATGGTAGAGTTTTCTTCTTGAGTTAAAAAATTTTTATATAAATATACACTTGGTGCAATTTCTTTTGAGCCATCAAACATTACACAACCTCTGATTCTATTATTACAGACTCTACAATTCCAGTAATTTGAGAAAGTCTTTTTGCCACTTCCATTTTGCACTTAGGGCAAGATGCGGTTGTTTCCTTTAATATTCCTACCAAAATTTCTTGTTTGCGTTCTGTTTCTGCAATTTGAGAAGCTATCTGAGTATTTTCTAAAACACCAACTGATTGAAGCATTGCTATTCTTTTAGTCTCTATGTCTGCTATCAGCTTTAGGGCAGCTGCCTTAACGCTAAGCTGGCCCTGCGTATCTGCGTCTTCTACAGTCTTCCAGGCCTCTTTAATAAGCATTGCGTAGTGTTGGTCTGCACCAGATATTGCTTCTCTGGCACGGTCACGAATGTTGCTGTCATTATGAACAACACCCTTCCACTCATCAATAAACTCTAAAACTTCTTTTCTGGAAAAGCCAGTTGATGTGGCTATCTGTGTTGCAGAGTTTCCCTTTAAAAGTTCTTCTACAACCTTGTTCATACGGTCAAAGTGAACCGCTGGCTCTATTTCATTCATAATTAAATTATACCATGTTTTAGTTGACTAAGACTTATTGGCAATTTTAAGAAGAATTAAATATCCAATTAAATCATCGATATCGTTATCTCCTGGGAAGGCTTGGTCATTTTGAATTCTATTTAATTTGTCATCAATTCTTACACGGATCTGCTCTTTTGAATCCGCTTTTGAAAATATACGAATTGGATCTAGCGCTGAGTTTCCGTATGAGATATTTTTCTTTATAAGCATTTCTGCAATCTCTAAACACTCTCTAATAATCTTGTGACCAGAAGGAGCCTCTGTTGCAATTAACTGAAGGTCTGTTATCCAGGCCTGGTATCCTCCATCTTTATTTGGGTACTCGCTCATTTTTTTCTCAACAATCCAAACTCTTGTAAATATCTCTGTATGGTCATAGCAGAGACCCCGCACTCTTTACCTATTTCTGTAACCGTTTTCTTTTGAACTATATACCTTCTGTAAAGCCATTCTTTACTTTGATAAAGTTTCATCGTTTAGTAAGCACCTGGTTGCTATAATGTGCAATGCCAAAGCTATCCGCAACATCAAAATCAACAATTTCTAACCCATACTTTTTATTAAAGTAGTCAGCAGTTCTTTGTTTTCTCATATTTCTTAGCTGATTCTTATACCAAGAGTCTGCGTATCCTGGATTCAATAATCTTATTGCAGACTTCTCATCTTTTGTCGGATTTTTGTTGCCAATGTACGCCTGCCACGAGGATGGGCTAATAGTAATAACCTTAGCACCAGTAGACATAAGCTCAGCAATAACAACTCCATAGACATAAGACAATTTTATCACAGCATCTGGTGATCTGACAAGTATGGCTCCTTCTACAGCAATATAATC